GCAGGGGGTGTGGTACCGGGTGGCGGAATTTTATTACGACGCCCGGAAGCAGCGCAGGCAGATGACCGACGAGGAGTACGCCGACGCGCTGGAAAAGCTGGCGGGAGGCAGGAAGCTGCGGGGGGTCATCCTGGATCCTTCGGCGGCCAGCTTCGGGGAGACTTTGCGGCGCAGAGGATTTGCGGTGAAGAAGGCCGTCAATGAGGTCCTGCCCGGTATCCGACTGACGGCGGGGCTGTTGAAGCAGAGGAAGCTGGTGGTCTGTGAGGGCTGCGGCGACGCCATCCGGGAGTTTTCCCTCTACCGCTGGGAGGAGGGAGAGAAAAACGGCGACCGGGTGCGCAAAGAGCACGACCACGCCATGGACGACATCCGCTATTTCGCTGCCACCGTGGTGGGGAAGGAGGGGAGAGGACAGGGGATGTTTGCCGGGAGCGTGGGGAGGAATGCAGAATGAAAAATGCAGAATGCAGAATGAGGAACCCCCCTCAGTCGCCTCCGGCGACAGCTCCCTATCCCCTCTGCCCGTTGGGCATCTCCCCTTGATAAGGGGAGTCGGCCCCCTCAAGGGGGGAGCCAAGGGCCCTCTCAGTCACCGCCTGCGGCGGTGCCAGCTCTCCCGAAGGGAGAGCCAAGTAGGGGCGGCCTACGGCCGCCTGCCCCTTCAGTCAGCCCTTCGGGCTGCCAGCTCCCCCAGAGGGGGAGCCGAGTTGTAGAAAGAGGAGGAATCGTGTGAAATGGTTTGAGAAAAAGAAAAAAAGCGCCGCGGCGGGGGTGCCGGTGGTGCAGATGCGGCAGGAGAGAGGCCACCCCTTTTCGGCCCTGGAAGGGTATGTCCCCCTGCAGAGCGGGAGCGTGGCCCTCTATCGCAGCATCCGGGAGGCGGTGCCCATTGTGGACGCGGCGGTGTGGAAGCTGGTGCGGCTGTGCGGCGGCGTGGAGGTGAAGTGCGCCGATCCCAGCGCGCAGGCGGGACTGGAGCGGTTTTGGAACACCGTGGACACCGGCTGGGGCCAGCGGGGAATGGCGGCCTTTTTGGAGCGCTATCTGGACGACCTGTTTACCTGCGGTCAGGGATTGGGGGAGATCGTGCTGGACGCTGAGGGCAGGGAGATCGCCGCGGTGCTGTGTGCCGACCCCGCTCAGGCGGAGGTGCGGGTGGGGGAGAGCCCACTGGACTTTCGGCTGTGCCGGCGCACGGCGGGGGGAGCGCAGGAGCTGCCCTTTCAGAAGCTGCTCCTCTTTACCCCCTTTCAGCCCACGGGGGAGTTCCCCTGCGGTGTGTCCCTGCTGCACTCCATGCCTTTTCTCACCGGGGTGCTGCTGAAGATCTTTCAGGCTACCGGGCAGAACTGGGAGCGGGCCGGTGATCTGCGCTTCGCTGTGGTGTGCAGGCCCGGCGAGGAGGGACTGGACGACCCACGGGAGCGGTGTGAGCAGCTGGCCGGGGCCTGGAGCTCCGCGATGCAGTCCACCCGAAACGGGGCGGTGAAGGATTTCGTGGCGGTGGGGGATGTGGACATTCGGGTCATCGGCGCGGACGGGCCTGTGCTGGATGCTCAGGTGCCGGTGCGGCAGATCATGGAGCAGCTTGTGGCACGGACGGGCATCCCGCCCTTTATGCTGGGGCTGTCCTGGTCCTCCACCGAGCGGATGAGCGCCCAGCAGGCCGATATGCTCACCAGCGAGATCGCCTCCATCCGGCGCAGTCTGGAGCCGGTGCTGCTGCGGGTGGCCGAGCTGTGGCTGCGGCTGCACGGCTATGACGACCGGGCGGCGCTGTGTTGGGAGGAGGTCAATTTGCAGGATATGGTGGAGCAGGCCAGAGCGGGGCTGTACGCCGCTCAGGCCGAACAGATCAGAAGGGAGGGAGTTTGAGAGATGCAGAATGAAGAATGCAGAATGCGCAATGAGGAGCTGGAGCGGGTGAACGCGTTCAGCCGGAAGGAACTGGGGGAGGAGGATGTGTACCTCTTTTCCGTGCGCCTGTGCGACAACGAGGTGGACCGGGACGGGGAGCGCTTTTCCGCCCAGACCCTGGAGGAGCTGGCCCCCATGTTTGTGGGAAAGAGCGGTATCTTTGACCACGAGTGGTCGGCAAAGGGTCAGGTGGCCCGCCTGTATCGCTGTGAGGTGGTGCGGGAGGAGAGCGTGCTCACCCAGGCCGGGGATGGCTATTGCTGGCTGAAGGGGTATGCCTACATTCTGAGAAGTCCCGGCAGCGAGGAGCTCATCGCCCAGATCGAGGGGGGTATCAAAAAGGAGGTGAGCGTGGGGTGCAGCGTGAAGCGAAAGACCTGCTCCATCTGCGGGACTGATGTGGACAGGGAGCCCTGTGAGCACCGGAAGGGAGAGCGCTACGGCGGCAGGCTGTGCTTCCATACTCTGGAGGGGGCCAGGGACGCGTATGAGTTTTCCTTCGTGGCTGTCCCCGCCCAGCCCGCCGCCGGGGTGGTGAAGAACTGGCAGGGTTTTAGGGAGATGGCCCGCGCCCAGCCCGAGGTGGAGGGCAGGATGAAGGCGCTGGAGCAGGAGGCCGCCGTGGGCAGAGCCTGTATGCAGAGACTGCGGGAGGACGTGGTGCGTCTGGGCCTGCTGGCCGGGCTGGGACTGGAGGCTCGGGAGCTGCGGGAGCTGGCCGGGGGTATGGGATATCTCCAGCTGGAAAAGCTGCGCGATGCCTGCGCCATTCAGGCGGGGAAGCACTACCCCGTACAGCTTGCCTACGGGATGAGAAAGGGGGAGAGAAAGCAGGAGGACGAGGCGTTTTTGATTTGAGGGTGACCCCCTCAGTCAGCCCTTCGGGTTGACAGCTCCCCCCTGAAGGGGGAGCCAAGGGCCCTCTCAGTCACCGCCTGCGGCGGCGACAGCTCTCCCAGAGGGAGAGCCAAGTTGCCCCCTCAGTCCGCTTTGCGGACAGCATCCCTATCCCCTCTGCCCGTTGGGCATCTCCCCTTGATAAGGGGAGTCGGCCCCCTGAAGGGGGAGCCAAGGGGGCGGGAGAGACACGAAATACGAACACGATACGACATATTTAAGGAGGAAATTACGATGGGTTATCAGTACGAAAATGTGAAGCTGGATAAGAGCATGTACCGCAACGACGGTCAGACCTTCTCTCAGGTGCTGGAGAAGATCGACCCCAGCGGCCAGTATAAGGGCACCGAGCTGGAGGGGCTGGATGCCTTTCAGCGTCAGCTGAAGCGATTTGACATCAAGGTGAAGGGCACTGACAGCGACTGTGTGGAGAAGTTTTTCCGCACGGCCGATGCGGCGGTGCTCTTCCCCGAGTATGTGTCCCGCTGTGTGCGTCAGGGCATGGACGAGGTGAATGTCCTGCCCCAGATCGCCGCCGCCGTTACCCGCATTGACGGCATGGATTACCGCTCCATCACCATGGAGCAGGGGGAGCACACCAAGCTCAGCCCTGTGGAGGAGGGCGGCGAGATCCCCACCACCACCATCAGCGCCCAGACCAGTCTGGTGAAGCTGACCAAGCGGGGCAGAATGCTGGTGGCCTCCTATGAGGCGGTGCGCCAGCAGAAGCTGGACCTGTTCTCCATCACCCTGCGTCAGATCGGCGCGGGCATCGCCTCTATGCAGATCGCTGACGCGGTGCAGACGCTGGTGGAGGGCGACGGCAACGATAACGCCGCCGAGGTGGTGGTCAGCGCCGAGGAGGGCGTGCTGACTTACGACGATCTGGTGGACTTCTGGGTGGGCTTCGCTCCCTATGAGATGAACACCCTGCTGGCTTCGGACGATGTGATGTGCAAGCTGCTGAAGATGCCTGAGTTCCAGAATCCCCTGAGCGGCATGAATTTTCAGGGCACCGGCAAGCTGGTGACCCCCATGGGTGCTACCCTGCTGCGCGCTCCCACCCTGCCCTCCGGCACGCTGGTGGGTCTGGACAAGCGCTACGCCCTGGAGATCGTGGAGTGCGGCGGTGTGAGCGTGGAGTATGACAAGCTCATCGACCGACAGCTGGAGCGTGCCGCCGTGACCATCATCTGCGGCGCGGCCAAGATCTTCCCCGGTGCCTGCCGCGTGATGGAGGTGTAAGGGATGGTGGAGCGGACCTGCGCCCTGTGCGCGCAGCTTGGCGCGGGCCGGGAGGAGCTGGTCCGCGCTCTGGCCCCGGCGGTGTGTGAACGCCTGGCGGGAGGACTGAGTACCGGGCTTGCTCCCGAGGACTGCGGGGAGGCCTTTCCGCTGGCGGCGGCTTTGCTGGTGCTGGAGCTGCTGGACAAGACCGGCGGAGAGGAGGGGCTGAGCGCCCTGTCTGTGGGAGAGGTGTCCATGCGGTTTTCCGGGAAGGGCGGACTGGGGAAAGCGGCCCGGGAGCTGATGGCACCCTTCCTGCCCCCCGCCTTCGCCGTGATGGAGGTGGAGGGATGAAAGAAATGGCGTGGGAGCGCGTTCTGCGCCGGTATGGGCAGGAGGTGACGGTGCGGACCGGGGAGGAGACTGTGGCGGTCCGGGCCTTTTTGCAGGAGGCGGAGGAGGATGAGAGTCTCGTCCCCTCCCCGCTGGGGCTGCGCCGGGAGGAGAGAGCCGTGTATTTCGGGCCGGTGGGGGTCCCCCTGCTGCCCCGGGAGAGCACGGTGGAATGGCGGGGCCGCCGGTACATGGTGCGCACGGCCCGGGAGGTGGGGGATGGACACCACCTGCAGGCCCTTTTGGTGAGAATGGAGGATGAGGCATGACCGAGTTTACACGCGCCGCCGGGGCGGTGGCCCGGTGGCTGCGGGAGCAGGGGCTCCAGGCTCAGGAGGGCTGGACCGGCGCGGCCCGGGGGACTTTGACCGGCCCTGTGGCGGTGGTGACGGTGCGGGGCGGAGAGATCGTTCCCGGAGCCTTCGCCCGGTATCTGGGCGAAGGCTTTGACGAGGAGACGGGGCGCTGGCGGGAGCGGTACGGCAGGCAGATGGTGCTGGAGCTGGGACTGGACCTGTATGCCCCCGAGGAGACGGCTCAGGAGGAAATGGGAGAGGCCATGGACGCGCTGGCGGGCTGTCTGAACGCCCGGTGTCCCGCGGGGCTGCGGCTGGAGAAGCTGGAGTGCGGGGAGCTGCGCCGGGACAAGGGACAGCGGGTCCTGCGGCAGGAGGTGACCGCCCGGTTTGCCGCCTGGCTGGAGGCCTGGGCCGGTGAGGAGACTGAATTTTTGGATTTTGAACTTCGAGGAGGGTGGAACCATTGAGTATTACCACACATCAGCGCCCCGGCGTGTACTCCGACTATGAGGCATCGGGGGTGGTCAGGGGCGGCAGCGGCGGCCTTGTGGGTCTGGCGGCGGTGAGCGAGGCGGAGGAGACGAAGCTGGTCACCGGTTCCGAGCAGGCCGCGGCCGCGTACGGTGCGGGGAGCGCCATGGCAAGGCTGTGTGAGCTGGCTTTGGGCAACGGCGCCCGGGGCGTGGTCTGTGCTCCCGTTGTGGACGGAGACTATGAAAGCGCCTTTGAAGGGCTGTGCCGCAGGGAGGACATCGCGGTGATGGTCTGTGACAGCACCGACACGGCTGTGCAGCAGCTTTTGAAGCAGAAGGTGGAGCAGGCCGGGGCTTTGCGCCGGGAGCGCATTGCCGTTGTGGGCGGCGCGGCGGACGAGGGCGTGGAGGCCCTTGTGGAGCGGGCCGCCGGGCTGAACAGTGAGCGAATGGTGCTGGCGGCCCCCGGGGCGGTAGACGAGACTGGTCAGGGGCTGTCCGGCGTAGAGGTGGCCGCCGCCGTGGCGGGGGCCGTCGCCGGGCAGAGCGATCCCGCCGTGCCCCTGGGGGGCGCGGTGCTGAAGGGGCTGTACGGTCTGAGCGGGGCCTATACCGACGGGGAGCTGGATCTGCTGATCCTGGGGGGTGTGACCCCCGTGGAGGAGGTGGGCGGCACGGTGAGCGTGGTGCGGGCCGTGACCACCCGAACCACCACGGCGGGGGTCCAGGACCCCACCTGGCGGGAGCTGTCTACGGTGCTGATCATCGACCGGGTCATCCCTACCCTGCGAAACACCCTGAGAAGCAAGTTCCGCAGGGCCAAGAACACCCCCAGAGGCAGAGGGGCCATCCGGGCGCAGGTGGTGCTGGAGCTGGAGAACTTTCTGGCCAGAGAGATCATCACCGCCTATGAGGGGGTCAGCGTTACCGCCGATGAGAGCGATCCCACCAGAGCCATTGTGGAGTTTTCCTTTACCGTGGCCCATGGGCTCAATCAGATCTGGCTGCGGGCGCACATCAGTGTGTGAGCCTGGGGTTACCCCCTCAGTCGCCTGCGGCGACAGCTCCCCCTCAAGGGGGGAGCCAGGGGGTGGGGACATAACGACATAAAAGGAGGAAAAACATGAACGACATCGCGTTCCCTACCAGTGGGGACATTTATCTGGAGGCCGACGGGGTGCGGCTGGCGGTGGTGCAGAGCTATACCGCCAAATCCACCCGCACCAGTACGGCGGTGGAGGCCTTTGGGGAGCGGGAGCCTATCGCGACCGTTCCCGGCCCTG